AGAAAGACCAAGAAAGCAAGCAAGAAGTCTAATCGACGCTAAATTTCTATGAAAAGTGCTTAAGAAACCTCCCGAAAGGGAGGTTTTCTATTTGTATAAATACATATACCGTATACTCTAATTAAAGGATTAAACTATGGATAGCGCACAATCAGAAACATCGAAAAAAGCCACGCAACATGCCAGTTTTGAAACAGAAAAATTAGTACCGCATATTGGTACTGGTACAGATTTTGAAGCAATTGTTGCCACTTTAAAGGGAGCAATTGAACGTGGTGAAATTGACAAGGAAAATGTTCATCGTTTGGCGCACGGTTTAGGTATTAAACCTGAAGAATTGGCTTCCATGGTTGGTGTAGACAAGGATACCATTCAGGCTAAAGATCAAGATGATTCTCTTGAAAATAGAGTTAATCCTCCACAAGTCTCAAAGACTTTTAAAGATTTCCGATCTGAAACTAGATCAGTTCCTACAGAAATTCCATGTAATGACGAACTTCCTCATGTTTCCATGACAGAATCTGTTACAATAGCAGGTTATAAACTTCCAGGAAAACATACTAGTAGACAGCATATGGAAGCTTTCGCCAATTTTGTTACAGGTTTAAAACCACATGAAAAAAAACTAGCTCATGATGCTGGTGCAAAACATTTTCAAAACACAAATCCTCGATTTAATCCTAAAAGATTCCATGCGGCATGTTTTCCAGAAACACAAATGAATGAATCAAGTCATCCTGCTCTAGATCCTAGTAACGGTGATAAGGTGACAAGTGATCCTAAAGAAGCAGCAAAACTTAAAGGAGAAACAATGAAAGAAACAATGGCTAGAGTAAGGAAAGCTGCAAAAGATGCGATGAATGCAAAGGCACTACAAAAAGAATCCGCTAATCAAACTAATGAATCTTGGGTTACAAATCAAACAGATCAGATAAAGAAAAGGTTGGGAAATTTTGGAAATGCCGCACAAAGAGCCAAAAGAGTTGCGCAACGATTCAAATCCATTAATAACCGAACAAAAAATTTAAAAAATCCTAATCAACGATATGAATTGGCAACAGCACAAGGTGAAGCGACTTTAGGATCAGGCCCTGTTACTCAACAAGGAAAACGAGCGGCGGCACTTTTAGCAAAAAGAATTCCAGATGCAGTAAAAACTGGTGCACGTAAAAATCGAGGAGCGTTAAATAAAATGCAACAATTGGCTCGAAGAGCGTTTCGTGGAATAAATCAAAATACTAGCAATACAAGAGCCACAGCAGAATTAGATGCACTTAAGAAACAAGCAGGTCTATAAGGATTTATTATATTATGAAATTTACCTCTAAATTTTTAAAAGAAGAAGTTGTGATAAAACCGTATTCTGTTCAGGCTATTGCAAGAAAACGTAATACCATGATGAATACACTGCAATTAAATGATACAGAATTTGTAAATTGGGTCAGAGACAGACTATACCGAGTTGCAGAACAAAATAAAATTCCTGTAAAGGATTTAAAAATTGATCTAATCTCGGATGGTTTGGCAAAATGGGAAAGCACATTCCGACAAGGTGATCAAAAATTTGATCAGTATCGGGATCAATTTGCACAATATCAAAAGAAATTCTTAGAATTTTCCACAAATATCATGAGAGAAACCACTGTAGATCCAACACCAGATCAATTAAATCCTGATGAAAATGTTGCTCCTCCAGTATCACCAAACATGGTTAAATTCCAAGGATCGGACAATAAATGACAGACAGTTCATTCTCAAAAGATCTTTCAGATTATCAAAATAGTAATTTTGATTTTGGTTTTACTGCAATGACTGAAACGGAACTTTCAGGAAAAGTTGCTGTTGTCTCTCCTGTTATTTCTGCACCAGTAATAGATGATACAGTTAAAACCAGTATTACAAATATTAATAATAAAATAAATGAAATAACAACAAAGATATCTGCACTACAAGTTGTTGATAAAAAATCTGATATTTTGCGAGTTGAAGATAAATTAGATAAACTGTTGATAGCACAAAATCTTGAACTTGCTACAGGATTCAAGCAAACTGAAGATAATATGAGAACTATCATAGATGAAGTAGAAGAACGAAAAGGTGAAATTTCTTCAATCTACAAAGAAAAAATGACTGAGATTGAACGATTAGTATTACCACTTTTATATAACCTAATGAAGAACCCAACCAAAGAATATATTCATTGGCCAAACAGAGTGGAAAAGATCAATTTACAAATTTCAAAAATTATTGATATTACACGATCAGAACTAGAAATTTAAAGGTATAAATAATCAAAAGGAAACAAAATGAGAACAAGCAACCCACCAAGTTATGATAAAGTATTCCCTATTAGATTAGGGGCAACGGCAACCATTGCAACCGACGCAGAAATTCCTCCACACAGAGGTTTACTTATTGTATCACTAGGAACAGTAAGCACAATAACATTTAAAAATTTAGACAATACTACATCTTCAATGTATTTTGTAGCTGGTTCTATAGTGTTGCCTCTGCAAATTCATTCGTATAGTGGTTCTGGTACAGTTTATATCTATGGTCTTATATGAGAACAAGCAATCACTCAAGTGCAGTTGGTGTTAAAACTGTTATTAACGGTACTTACGTTAAAATAAAACAGTTTGATAATATTTTATATGTTACTTGGGGAAGAATTTCAAATGGTGCAGCGGCCTCAGGCACAACTTTAAATATATTAACCATTACTAATTGGGATAATTCTACATCTATACTGCAATTACCAACATCGTTTGTTAGTGGTGGATCAGGAATAACTTTTTCACATTTTGTTTTACCGTTAAACGTTAAAACAATTGTACTGACAACCGGAGCAACGGATCCTGGAGCATGATTATACCACCTAAAACATTTGAAAATTTTCTTAGATATCTTCAAGAAGCGGCAAAACCTCAAGAAGTCACTGGTCATTTAGATCATGTCACTCATCTATATGCTGATCCACAAGCAACTTTTAAGCATTTTACTAACACAGTAAATCATTTTGAAGGAAAGAAAGCAGCAGGAACTATATCTCAAAAAGCAGATGGTGGCATGTCTGTAGTGGTAGGAAATCATAATGGTAAAGTTTTTGTTAAATATAAAAGTCCAGGAGCAAGAAAACATTTTTCTCACGAATCTATTGCTACAGAACCAAAAGAACATATGAGACGCATATTAGGTCATTTGTTAACACATGCTCAAGCAATGCCTATTCAAAAAAATACAGCATTTCAAGGTGATTTATTACATCCAAATCCATTAGATGCACCTAGTAGTAAAAAAACTGTAGAAAAACCAAATACTATTAGTTATGATATACCAAAAGGTCACACAACATCAATCGCAGCACATTCTCAATATTCTGTAGATAAACACGGAGAAATGAAAAAAACATCTAATGCACCAGATGTATCACAACTACGAGGATCAGGAGTTTATGCACCTGAACTTGCAATGGGTAAAAATTTAAAATTAGGAATGCATCCTAATCGTAGTAAAAAAATTCACGAATTGGTAAGTGATGCAAAATCTCAAATGACTCCTGAACTTGCAAAATTTGGTAAAACTCTTCATACTGGTGCTGGTCATCATCCTAAATTTTCAGCGTTTCATGAACAATATCACAGTCATTCTTCAAGAACTTCTGGTTCTAGATCTGTTGCAGAAATGCGAGCCTATGTGGATAATTTTACAAATAAAAAAGCACAACAACCTAGTGGTGGAAAACCAAAAAAAGGCGAAAGTAGTGCTGAACATAAAATGCGTCTGTCTGCACACAAAGCAGAACTTAGCAGAGCACTTCATGCAAATATTGATAAACATGAAGAAAAGTTTCATAAATTATTTGGTATTCATAATCAATTAATTTCAGCAAAACATCATATTCTAGATCAAATGAGAGAACATGAAGGACAATTTGAATTACAGACTCATGCTGGTGAAGAACATGAGGGATTAGTTTCTTCTATTACCACACCAGGAAAAAAAGAACACATGGCTAAGTTTGTAAGAGAAGGCCCAACAGGATTCCCTAAAAAGAATAATGATAACCCAAGATTTGCAAAAGAAACATAAGGAGATAACTATGAATATGGACGAAAAACAAAAATACAAGTTGGCAATTCAAGAATTGCAAAAAAATATGAGCGATAAACGAAATAGAAGTTTGTTAACAAATACTATTATACAAGCACAACCAGAACCGTCAACTCAAACGCAACAAATTATTACACAGCAAGTTGAAGCCGCAAAAGATTGTGGATGTAACAAAAAGAAGAAAAAAGGAAAATAACATGTTAAAAACTAAATTAATGAAAAAATATGCTGAAAAATTTGGTGGTAAATTTGTAAAAATTAAAGGCAGATGGTATATCAATGGATTACTGGTTAGAACTGCCTGGCTTATTCAAGAATTAAGAAAAGACAAGAGTATTCTTCCAGAAGTTGTTAAAGAAATTCCTAAAAATTATTCAACAAGATTCAAGAAAAAAGATACAAAACCAACAGAAACAAAATGAAATCGTTTTTAGATTTTAAATTTCTTCTAGAAGATGCCAAACTTCGCACTGATCATGCAGTATTTACCTTTGGTAGAAATCAAGGTATAACTGCAGGACATGAAGCAATTGTAAATCATGTTAAAGAATTAGCAGCAAAACATGGTGCTGATCATTTTGTGTTCACTTCAAATACTGGTCCAACACATAAAGTTAGAAGTATGAGAGAAAAGAATCCTCTGACTCCTCATGAAAAAGTTCATTTTATGAAGAACTTTTTCCCTGATACAAATATACAAGCACATCCCAAAGTATTAAGTCCTTATCATGCTCTAGAACATTTGCACAGTAAAGGATACAAGAAGATTACAATGGTTACTGGTCCAGATCCAGGAGATCAGTCTCAAGAAGAATTTGCTAAAGGTTTACATGCTCACGCTAAAACATTAGGTGTTCATCTTGAAATGAGCGGACCCAAGAAAAGAGTTGCAGGTAAAGGTGGTGTGCAATACAAGGGATCTGTTCAAAGAGCACTTGCTAAGAAGGGTTCATATTCCGAGTTTGCTAAAACTCTACCTTCAGGTGCAGATAAAGAAACAGGTATGGCTCTAAGAGCAGCGTTAAAACGACCAATTCCTGAACCAGAGAAAAAACCTAAGAAGAAAAAATTGAAAGAAAGTATTTTAACTATCCTAGCAGAAGCCAGAAAACGAACTGCAAGAGAAAAAACCAGAGCATTTTATGCAAAGGAATACAAAAAGTATCAAGGTACTCCAGAGGCTATCAAGAAACGTTCTAAACGGGTTATGGCTCGTCGTAAGATGATCAAGGCTGGCAGAGCAAGCATTGGCGATGGCAAGGATGTGGATCATAAACGATCATTGAGCAGTGGCGGATCAAACAATACAAGTAATCTTAGGGTTATGTCTCGTTCTAAAAACCGTGGTAGGAATAACAATAAATGAAATCATTCCTACAATATATCAAAGAAGTTGGAACAAAATCCTTGAATCCTGTTACCAAGTATTTGTCTGCAGTTGTGTCTAGAAAAACAGAACCACACAAAAAACCTAAATTAAAGTTGGAAGGTTATAATAGAGCCATAAGAAGAAAAAAGGCTGGTATTGAATCTCCTGGTTTTATTAACAAGCAACTCCGACGTATAGATAATATAAATAAGTCAGGAGAACTGAGTGCAAAGGCTGCATTGATGCAAGGTCAAATTCGTGATGTAAAATAAATGTTTGAACATTCTTATTATATAAATTTAGATTCACGTGTAGATAGAAGAAATTCTTTTGAAAATGAAATACAAAAAATAGGATTAAATCCGATAAGAATTTCTGCAATTACACCCACAGATGCTGACTGCATGGCTGCTAATTATGGTGCGGATATTGAAAGAAACAAAAGATTAATTACTACACCATATGTAAAAAACAAAATGGGTTGTTCATTGTCTCATATGAGTATTATTAAACTTGCTAAACAACAAAATTTTGAAAATGTTTTAATTTTTGAAGATGATATACAGATTGATAATCCCACATTGGCAAAAACACAAATGGAACTGTGTTTTGAAGAATTAAAAACTATTAAATGGGATATGATGTATTTTGGAGGACAACCCATATCCGACTGTACTAGAGTAACAAATAATATAGCAAAATGTTTTAGAGGAGCACCTTATACTACTCATGCTTATGCAGTAAATCATACTTATTATGATAAACTTCTTTCTATTGATATTTGGCATAATGATGTTATTGATATTATCTATGTGCATATAGAACCACAATTTGGAATTATGGTAAGTAAAAATTTATTGATAGTTCAAAAACAAAAATTATTATCAGATTTAAGATTTAGCGACGGAAACGAACCTGCAAATATTTACATGAAAAGGGATTGGGAAAAGCATATAACTAATAGTAACAATTGGAATTAATGTCAAGGAAAAATATATTATGAAACAAAAAATTAAAAAATTACCAACAGAATATGTAAACGTTAATAATAAAGAATATATTCTTTTTAAGAATGATTGTGGAGTAACAGATGTGACTAGACAGGGAGGAGTATATGAAGAACATATATTTCAGTATATTAGAAACAATATCAATATTGAAGGAAAAAATATAATAGATATTGGAGCAAACTTTGGATCACATTCTTTACAGTTTGCAGATTTGGTTGGAGCCAACGGACATGTTTACTCGTTTGAACCACAAAAACTTGTATTCTATCAATTGGCTGGTAATATTATACTAAACGGATACGATAATATAACCGCATATAATATAGCATTAAGTGATGAATCTACAATCCTGTTAATGGAAAATCTAGATTACTATTCTAAAAATACTATTAATATAGGTAATGCCCATCTAAATGCATATACTGTACATGCATCAAATCTTGTAAAAGTTGAACCTTTAGATTTTTATAAATTTAAAAATGTAGGAATAATAAAGATAGATGTACAGGGATATGAACCAAAAGTGTTGGATGGTGCAATTGCTACTATACAAGAAAATAGACCTATTATTTTTATAGAAGTAGAATTAGATCAATTAAGTATTTACAAATTTAATGAAGAAGACATTTTTAGTAGACTTAAATCTTTAAATTATACACTAGAAAAAATAGCAACTGTAGATTATGTTGCAATACCTAATGAAATTATACTTGATCGTGCAAAGACAAAATTATTAAATAAAAGTGACTCAAAATATTTTGTAAAAAATGTAAGCAATTCAGTTCTACCAAAAGTCTCATGTGTAATGTGTACTTATAGAAGATTTACAGTTCTTCATAGAACCATAGCAGCATTTCTTGCTCAAGATTATGAAGGTGAAAAAGAATTGATAATTTATAATACAGATGAAGAATACCCACTAGAATTAGACGATACCCTAAAGAATAAAAATATTAAAATTATTAACAACAATATAGATCATCAAACACATGCAGAATATACAAATATTGGAGCAATTCGTAGAGATTCTTTAAATTATGCAACTGGTTCATATTATATCTGTTGGGATGATGATGATATTTTTCTTCCGTGGAATATCAGACAAGGTATAGATTATATTCAAGAAACAGGAAAGAAAGCATTCAAACCCATTAAATCGTTTTTTGCAAGAAGAGAAGAAATACTCCTACAACAAAACGCTATGGAAGCTAGTATTGTAGTTGATATAAATGAAGTAAGAGATGGATTTCATATGACTACAGGTAGTGAACATTTAAAATGGTATGATAAATTAAAAAATATAGGACAGTTGGATGAGAATAATACAAATTCCATTCCTGCTTATTGTTTTAATTGGGGTGATCCTCCAGAAATGAAATCTGGTCATAAACAGAGCGGTAGTATGAATGCACCAAATAATTTTGAAAACCACAAAGAAGCATCAAAAGATTTTGCAACATCAAAATTAACACTTATGGATCTGACAGAAACATATAAACCATATTATGAATTTTTTGTAAGCCATAAAGAAGAGTTTAATGAAAAATATTATAATAAATATTTCAAACCATACGATACAGTATAAAATGGATTTTAAAATATTAAACTCTGATAATTTCATGATGTATGCTATGAAGGAATATAAAAATCCTAATTGCAAGAATATTGAAGAATTTAATGAAGATATGAACCGTATCAAGTATCTTAAACGACTTTTTAAGAAATACAAGAGTAGTGGTGTTCTAAGAGAACGACTTATATTGAATCATATTATTATTTTTTATAATATCTTTGATCTAGAAAGTGCAACCAGATTGCTATTTTCTCGTATAGAACATGATTTGCACCCCTATTTAAAAACTTTTATTGTATTTTTGAACAATTTACCTGAAAAGATTCCAGAAGTTGATCTTATTAATATACCCTTGGATAGAAGAATTATAAATAAACTTAGACAAATATGAAACCTTTAGATATTAGCAATAGAGATGAAAGAGATAGAGCCAAGGAGTATATTACTTCTTCGCTACAAAATCCTCTTAAATTTTCATTCTTTTAACACTTGCTGGTATGAATTCGGTGGAAGCAAGACGGTTAATGTTTAATATTAAGAATGCAAAAAATAGAATTGCCAATCAACAGGTTCGTATGCAATTAATTAAATTGTTAAGAACTCTTATTGATATTGTGACAACTGATCCAATAGTTTATGGTAGGTTAAAAAGTCTGGCTCTTACTAGAGAATTACCTCAACTAAAACAGCAAGTTGAAGAATCTCAAGGAGTTATGGGAACAGGATTAGGCACAGCCTTTTCTCTCCCATCAACTACTGGTACTGGTATAGATTCCTTTGATCGTCCTTTAGGCGAAATTGCTAGGCGTTCTCCTAAACGATCTAAGAAACGGGATATTTGATAATATCATACATTTTCTTACATATAAAGTAAGAATCTACAATATCTGATACAGGACTTGTTATTTCCTTTTTATCAAACGACATTGCGTCCTTTAAAGAACAGCCTGTTTCTAAAGTAAAAGAATCATACATCATCTTTTTGTCTGCATTTCCTTTACCTGTTGCATATTTTTTAATTTCTGTAGGTGGAATTACTGTTAGAGGCATTCCTAATTGGTATATTTTATACTTCAATAGACCAGTATTTTCTGCTATTTGAAACACTCTGCCGCTTGCGGAATACGCATAACCTTCTATTGCTATATTTTCACATCCCATAAGAACTTCTAATGCCCAATCTGCTATTGTTGCATATCGTTCTTGTTCGGTATTCCAATCTAAAAATCTTTCCCCAAAAATATTTGTTAGAAAAGTATTGGTGTATTTTTTAGTATCTGTTAAATAATAAAACGAACATTTATTAAATGAAAATACATCACCATCAAAAATGCATATGGATGGACCACATAAAGAATAATCTATTCCTGCTATAATCATACATGTATTTATTAAAATCCAAATGATCGTGCAAGCAGAATTCCTATAAGAAATCCACACGCAGACAGTATTATACGATTTACATTATTGATTTTCATCCAACACCTGTTCAATCCAGTTTTGCTGTAGATCTACTCGTAGTGCAGAGCACTCAAATACTCCGTCTTCGCATATAGAAAAACTACTAATAACTCCAGCAAGTTTTCCTTTATCTTCAAATACTGCTCCACCCGAATCTCCAAACCAAATAAATGCGCCCTTGAGAGGCAAGAATTTCATGTATAGGGGATCTTCTATTAGAGTTCCATAATAGAAAAATGTTCTATAATTGCTAAATTTTTTAGCGTCATGACTAAAACCAACAGTAACAAGACTCTCTAATCTTGTCAGGTCTTTTATATCTTTTGACATTTTTGCAGGTTTAACACTTGGTTCAGATTGTAATATAAGTATAGCAATATCATAAACAATCTCATCTTTAATAATATATTTTGGATGCATTATAGTTTTTATAACATGATACTCTGCTCCACAGATTTTAAATCCTGTTACTTTATCATCTACGGCACAATGACCAGCAGTAAGAACTGCATTTGGTGCTATAAGAGTACCACTTCCTATAAATTTTTCACCAACATATAACTCACCCACGCAACTATAGGGATCTTCATCACCTTCATGGATAACAGTGAATCCAGCGAATTCCTGTTTTTCAGGTGGGCTTAGTATGTCCAGTATAGAGGGTGGGGTTTTTTCTTGAACTTGCTGTGTTGCGGGTGCAACTTTGCAAGATGTTATTGCGAGGCATAGACCCAGTACTAATGGGAGTCTAAACATTCTACATATATTTATATAAAAAAACCAACCGAAGTTGGTATTTTATGTACAAATATTAAATTTATTGATTATTTACAACTACAACCACATTTTTGACTGCTATTACACGCACCAGGATCTCTCTGGGTGCGTTCCTGCACAGGAACTGTAACTTGAATGGGTTGTTGGTAAACTACTGTTTGTACAGGAGGATAATACACAGGTTGTGGGTAATACATTGGCTGATAATAGACTGGTTGAGGGTAATATACAGGATATTGATTATAATACCCCCCATAGCCACCATAATACCCACCATAACCACCCACACCAACGGCTACACCCCCACGATAACCACCAACTCCCACAAATACCTGAGAATTTGCATTACAAGTAATAAACAAAGTTACAATAATAGCAGCAATATATTTAAACATATTAGATTTCCTTAATTTGTTAGATCAACCAGTTCGCATGAATTTCCTGAGCAAGCAAGAGTTTGAGTCCCTGTTGTGGAATCAACTTTTTCATAATTTTTAAGATCACTCCAATTAACATCCTTTGGCATTTTAAGCAAAAATGCTTCATATTCTTCTTTTGAACAGTCTTGGTACGGTGCTTGACGATACGAATGGTTTGAGTGTGGAAGGAAAGAAATACCACTAACCTCATCAAAATGCTTGTATACCCAAGCACCCACCTCCATCCATTCTTCTTCTCGTACTGTAACTGTAATAGACGGCTTGTGTTCACACCAATTTCTTTGATATGTCAACCATTGTTCTAATTGTTCAATAGCCGTCATGGTATCTCTAGTTACTGATCCAGGTGCTTTCATTGGAAAAGAAAATACCATAACATGATCAGGTTTTGTTACATCCGGTTCTGCAGGAAATCCTTTTTCCAACATCATTTGACAGAGAGGATCTTTGCGATCTGCACGAACTGTACGAATATAATATTCGCTGTGTCGAGCATGAATACCACTAGCGGCATCCACAAGTTGTGAAACTGTACCTGATGGCTTTATACAAGTAACAGCGGCTGCAGGATTAATACCCAACTTCTTTGACCATTCCGTATTTGTAGTTACACTCATTCTTTTAAGTTCTTGTAATACAACATCCAAGCCGTCTTTGCTACACATTATATTATTATCCATGATGCCTGTAAGAGACACTCCAAGCAAAGCCTCTTCTTCACAATTTTTTGTAAAATCGCTTGACAGGTATGGAAAATATGTTAATGATGCTTGAAAAGTTCCTAGGATTGTGGCTAGTTTAACTTTTTGCATTAACGATTCATATGTGTCATCTGCTCTCACAATAACTTCTGTAAGATTGCAGAACTGACGATCACGAAGAATAATTTCACTGCACGGATTAGTACCAAACTGATATGTGGCATCACGACGATCACCTAATTTTGCGGTTTGTTTTTGAGCAGCAGCACGATTAAAGATGCCGCGCTCACCACTCTTTGATTTATACAGAGAAACCCATTCCTCCATGAATGTTCCAATATCAGGACGCTCATTATAACAAACAGAATTATTTGCCAATGCTCGTTGTGGATTGGCTTCCCACCAAGCACCCGTTTTTGCATCACGCATTTTTTCATCGGTAAGATTGGATAATGAAATAAGAGCAGAACGACGAACACCACCAACCACAACCACTTCTGCTACTTTACAGACAATGTCATGACATTCAATTGACGATAGTTTTCTACCTGCGGCGTTCTTAAAAGTTTCTGTTGTAAACTTAAACAAATCTTCCAACGGTCTTGGGCCACTTGCACGACCACCAAATACTTTTAACCTTGCACCATAAGGACGAATCTTACTCATATCCCACTTAGGAATCTGTCCACCAATTAATAGAGAAATTACTTCTTTGAATGCCTTTGCCCAACCTGCTTTAGAGTCTTGAACAACTACCGTAGTATCGCTTTCGGTAAATTGTTCAGCAATAGTGGGAAGTTTATCTGTGTATTGTCGTTCAACACTAAAACCAACACCTGTTCCACACATCAGAATATAAAGAATTTCATCAAAAGAACGAACACGATTAACTGCAACATAAGAACAATTATATCCTGCTGTATTATCTCGTTCAAGTGCTTCACCTGCTGTCATTAATGCTCGCATTGAAGGCATGATCTCAAGATTTAAAATTGCCTGTCGAAGTTCTTCTCTGATTTCTTTATCAAGTTTACACTTTGTATTTTCTTTTAAATGTCTATCAAAGAATTTAAAATAACGATTTACAGTTTCTTCCCAAGTTTCTCTACGATTTTCATTTTCAAGCCAACGGCTGTAGCGTGAAAGATGAATAAATTGTTGATACGGTGTTGGTAGTTGCATAATAATCTCCTATAATGTAATTGTATCGTTTTTAAATCAGTTGTCAAGTATCTAGTTAGAAAGTTCCACCATCTAAATCTGCAGGATCATTGGGTGATGATTCATTGGGTGATGATGTACTAGAATTAATATTTACTGTAAGTTTGTTTCCATTTTTTGTAACAGTAACTCCATCGCCAGTAAAATTTATAGACTTTACAACATTAATATATCGTTCGCCGTCTTTATAAATTGCAACATTACTTCCACCACCACCTTGAGCAGATGCTCCTTTAGAAGAATTTTCTGCAATATCTGCAAAAAATTGTTGTTCAATACTTAAACTTTTATTATCTAATTTTAATGGATAGGAAACTTCAAGAATTCCTGAGTCTCCTGTTTTACCTTGCTCACCATCTTTTCCATCTTTACCGTTTACACCTGATATTCCTTGTTCACCCTGTTTACCATCTTTGCCATCTTTACCAGAAACGCCTTGTAAGCCTTGTATCCCTTGTTTCCCTTTTTCTCCCAATAATCCTGGTATACCCTGTGAACCATCCGATCCATCTTTTCCCGATAAACCTTGTATTCCTTGTAATCCTTGTTCACCTTTATCTCCTTTGTCACCTTTGATACCCTGATCACCTGTATCTCCTCGGTCACCCTTGATACCTTGTTCACCTGTATCTCCTCGATCACCCTTATCACCCTTTGCACCATCTACACCCTGTAAACCCGTGTCACCAGTCAATCCTGTATGACCTGTTTCTCCTCTTTCACCAGTATCTCCTCGATCACCCTTTTCTCCACGGTCTCCACGATCTCCATGCAATCCCTGAATACCTTGTAATCCTGAAAATCCAGTATCACCCCGATCACCCTTGTCACCTCGAACTCCATTTTCACCGTTCTTTGGAGTAATTACAGGAATAGGAATAGGTTTAGGTTCAGTTTTTAATATTGGTTGCACAATATTCTCGAACATTGAAGATAATATTGATTTATTACCATTTATCTGTACAATAAGCCCCGTAGAATCTTTGAAAAAGGTTTCACCTATTCCTGAAAATTTTATAACATTTTCAGTTAAAGAATCAGCAATAACAGTAAATACAGAGCCAATTTTATATGTTGAAAACGGAACAACCAATTTTATTTGATTTCCTACAGAAAGATCTGCTTTTGTAAAAACAGATATATCTTTCTTTTTATTCAATTCATTAAAATTCAGCATATACGTATTTATCCTACTAAACACTTCCAACAAGCAGGAAATAGTGGTTCAATAATCTTTCCAAAAGCCTCAGCATATTGCTGTACTTCCCATTGAGCATGAGAATCTATTCGTTGTTTATATACTCTAGCAAACGCTGAGAGTGATCCTGTCCACCACCATTCAGTATAAGTTCCTTGTGGAAGAATTGCTCTAGCCTGTTCAGGTGCAACACCTTGTTCTAATAATTTATTATAGGCATTCACTGCATCAAGAGCAGTTAGGGTATAAAGAATTTCAAGATGTTCTGTACTTTCTATAAAGTCACCACTTCCTTGTTTTGCGTTACCTGTTGGTGCATATCTCCATTTTGGTACATAAAACTCTGGTTTAGATTTTACGTATCGACGGGAGATTTCATTTTCCGTAAATCCAACTTTATGTTTAAACAGTTGTGTACGAACAAATATAGGGGCTTTAATTCGTAGAGTAATTTGCGGATGAGAAAATGGTGTCCAGTGTTGATGTTTAGCAAGATAATTAATTAATTTTTTATCTTTTTCAGATACAACATGAAGATCACTTTCATGGTATGATGATCCAGTAGCAATTAATCTTTGTTTTGCTTCTTCGTCTACATCCCATTCACTTTCTTGATTAAAAGAAACTCTTGCTGCATTTACAACAGTAATATCATTACCCATATGATCAACATATTCAACATGACCCAAATCAAGTATCTGTAATTTCATTATATACTCCTATTTAATCGTCAAAGGTTTCTTCATCTTCATCTTCGTTTTCATCTATATCTTCTGATGGCGTGGTATCTAATTTATCATTATCAATCTCATATAGATCAAAATCTGTTATTCTTATACCGGTTAGGTCTTCAGCATACTCACAAGCTTTTTCGTAGAGATCTGCGTCTATACCTTTAAGATATTCCATGATAGCAAAACAATATGCAAAAATTGGATTATCTCCATCAAAATTTATATGTTCTTCATTATCTTCTTCCATTCAGACCTTCTTCCATTGTTGTAATTTAAGTTTTGCTTCCATGCCAGAAAATGAATTATTTGTAATTATTTCTTGTATATCCTTTTTAGTTATACCAGATAATATCATTTCGTTTATATCTTTTTCTTTTATGTTATTGGGCCAAATACATACTGTTCTTTCATTATCTATCAATTTTTGAATTTGTATAATTACTTCACGATTTCTTGGTTCATTATCTACTGCAAATATTAATTTTTTGTTTTCAAGATAATGAGGAATTTGTGACCCGTCATTTAATCCTACCATTGCAACGCAATTATCTAAAAATAAAGAATCAATAGGGCCTTCAACAACCGTTACATTGTCATCTTTTGTTATTCTACAAAAACCATACCATAATCGTTCAATACTCTTATCTGCTTTAATTGTAATATATCTTATAGTATTTTTGCTATTGGTTAATGCTCTACCTTGAGCAGCAACTACCCTACCTTTTGTATCGAGGATCGGTATAACCAATCTTCCTTCTTTAATTAAATTAGCTTCCGAATCTAGAAGATTTGCAAACTTGCCAAAATCTTCTGCATAGTATAAAAGACTTTGAACATCATTTGGTATTTTTCGTTTGTTGACAAATACCTTACAAGGATGCAAATCTTCTAGATCTGAAACTTTTAATAATGTATCAAGAACATTTGACTTGATATTAAAAACTGTTGGCTCAAATTTAAATTCTGGCTTTTTATAATTAGA